ATGATGCCATTGTTCACCTGAACCGCCGTTTAATAAAAAGCCGGATAAATCGTCCTCGTGAAGTCGCTGCATTATTACAATAATAGGCACGTCACGATCGTTAACCCTTGAACGGATTGTTGTATTATATCGGTTATTAATAAACGAACGTCGCACATCTGACAACGCGTCGTCTGGTTTTAATGGATCATCTATAATAATGGCGCCACCGGTACCCGCGCCGAATCCCGTAATCGCACCCCCTGAAGCCGTTGCATAAACGCCGCCGCCTTGCTTTGTGTACCATTTTTTTTGTGATTGTGAATCCTTTTTTAAATCAATATTCCAAATGTTTTGAAATGAATCGGAATTAATGTATTCTTTTGTCATTGACGAATTATCGAGCGCCAACGAATCGGAATAACTTAAATGAATGAATTTTGATTTTGGATTTTTAGCTAATGTCCACGCGATAAACATTTTAACGGCGATTTCTGTTTTGCCGTATCGCGGCGGAATGTTTATAATCAAACGTTTTATTTCGCCATTGTGTACGCGTTCCAACGTGTCCGCCAATGTATAATGAAATTTAGCGGCTTCAAATTTGTTGCCGGTGTTTTCTTTAAATATGTAGCGCGTAAAAAATAAAAGTGATTTTTCGCACTTTTCTTTTATTATACTGTTAATATTCGTCATTCAATATATCGTCGATTTTCTGGCGCGCTTCGTTTGATAATTTTGAAGTGCTAATATCGGCGGTCATTTCAACCTCGCGACGTTCAACGAAGCCGCGTTTTTTACCTTTTGTTTTTAAATAAAATATTGTTGCGGTTGTATTGCCGTCCTTAATTTGTTTGTGCAATTGTGATTCGACAAAATCCAATGTCATATTTTGTAATTCGTCAACGGCTTCACGAAATTTTGCATCGCGGTTATAATGTCCGTAAAAAGTCGAACGGTTACAACCTACAATTTTACACGCCGTAGTAACAACGCCTAATGACTGCTCAAGCGCTTCTAAAAGATTCCCTTTTAATATGTTGGTTTTTGTTGCCATAACGCAAAGATAAAAAATAAACGGACATAAAAAAAAACGCTTATAAACTTAATTATAGACGTTATTAATTGTATTATTGTTTTTGTAGTTATGTCATTATATTAAAACTTGTTATGACCGCTAATATTAAAACAATCCATATTAGAGAAATAAACCATATAGTAATAATATTTTTATTTTCTTGCTGTTTACGTTCTTTCTCTTGTATCGCTTCTCTAATTGTTTTTTTCATTTCTTATGTAGTATTCGCAACCGTCATTTTTAATTGGAGATATTAAAAAATAAGATTGTAGATAATCATTAGGTGTTGCTTTAAAGCGATAACAACTATTTTTAATTTCACAATCTTTTCCTTTGCACATTGTTATATCTGTCATATTGTTTGTTTTTTATTTAAAAATTATTTTCCGCATAACTCGCAAACGTCTTTGTCTTCGTCGTTTTCTTTTGCCTCATCGTCTTCAATAGGTAAATCAAAAACCGGTAAATCAACCCCCCAATCAATTAATTGTTTTGTGTCCCATTCATTTGCCAAAATATCCCAATCCCATTGGCCAAACCCTGAATTGTCTTTGATAATGAATTCGCGCTTTTCCGCATCGCTTAAACCCTTTTGAATATATATTGGTATCTCAAACAGTCCGGCGGCTTTGCACGCCCTTAAACGCATATTTCCGCCTAATATAGTCATTGTTTCATCAACAACAATTGGCCGGATTTCCAACATTTGCGGAAATTCTTTTATTGACTTAACTAATTTTTTAAATTTTGCGTCCTTAATGAATCGCGGATTGTTCGGCGTTTCTTTTATTTCTTTAACGCTTACGAATTTTCGCATTTAATTTAATTAGAATACCAAACAAATGAAATTGCAAATATTCCGAAATGTAATTCCAAACAATGTTCGGTTTGGTTTGCAACTTCAGATTCCAAAACGACGTGATCCATTGCCGAATCCCAATAGTTAACCCCAACGCAAAAACCGTAAATAGGGTATATAATAGTATTAAAATTTAGACGCATATTAAGATATTTATTTGTTCCAATATTTTTTGTAAATATACAAATATAATTCCCAACATTTGTTTTGTGCCTCAATATTAGAGTAATAAGAAGGCGAAATCGTTATTTTGTTATTATCGTTTATTTCTACTTTTAAACCTCTTTTTGTAGGTTTAACGCCTATCTTTATATTGTTTTTTATGCACCATTGTAGCGCCTTTTGGTGTTCGTCTGTTGGTGTTATTATTTTAGCCATTTTAAAAAGGTAAATTGTCCGTAATTACTTCAAACTTTTTTGACGCCAAATCAATGTCTTTATAAATTCCGCCATTATTAAAATCAGGCGCAATATCAAAATCGCCTAATTGTCCGTTTTCTTTTCGTTTAACTTTTTCAACATACATTTTGACAATGTCCGAATTATATTGTGTTTTTTGTCCAATACATCGAAATACAATTAAACCGTTATACGCCTTATTAAAAAAATCAGCCGATCCGCTTATGTCATAAAGTGTTGGTTTTTTATAGCTGCCATTATCGGATTCTATTTTTCGAGGATGTGCAACCAAAAATAAATGCGTGTTTGTTTGTTGACAAAATTGCGTAATTTCCGATAATGCTTTGCCAATATAGGAATGATCGCGTTGCGCTGAATGGTCGAGCATATTCCACGGATCAATAACAAAAACGTTTATTCCCTTTTGAAATACCAATTCTTTAAATGAATTTAATATTCCTTTTAACGTTAAATTTTCTAAATCTATTTTAACCCAAAAAAAATGGTCTTTTATAAAATCTTTTGTTTGGTTTAATTGGTCGTTATTACAGTTTTTTTCGTTTAATTTATTCGCAATTCTTTTAATGTGACCTTCATATGGAAATGATTCAGGCGCAAACATAGCACAACGAAAATCGTATTTTGTAGCTAAATTGCAGCAAATTTGATCCATTACATCGGATTTACCTGAATTCGGTATTCCTGTCACGACTGTCCATTCGCCAAATGACATTTTAAAATAATTATCAGAACCCGGTAAACCTATTGAATAATTTTTGACGCCGTTTTCATTATAGTTTAAAACATTGTCCCAAATATCGTTTATATTTAAAACGCCCTCTAATGGGAAGTTTTTAGCCGTTTTTATGACGTTTCGCAATGTTTCTGCACCTTTTGACGTTAATATCTCGTTTGCGTCCTTAAAGTCGCCGAAATCGACGTATTTGCAACGATACGCGCCAAACCTTCGCGCCAATTCATTACGGAGTTCGATTCCCGGATTGTCATTGTCTGTACAAAGTATTATTTCTGTTTTGTCTTTAAAGTATTCAAAACAATTATCTAAATATTCAAGACGTTGATTTCCTTTTGACGCACCATTCGGAACGCTGCAAACTGAATAAATGCCGGCTTCGTGTAGTGACAACGCGTCCATTTCGCCTTCAACAATGTATATTTTATCCATTGTTTTGATATTGTCTAAACCGTAGAATATTAATTCAGCGCCCGATACCATTTTGAAATTCTTTTCTGAATCTCGATATTTAACGTTTACCAATTCATTTTCGCGATAATAATTAAAATTAACGGCGCGTCTTTTTTTACCAACTTGCGGAATGTATTCCAATGATTCGCCAATTTTCCAATGAATCAACGTTGGTTCGGTGATTCCACGCGTCGCAAACCAATTGACAACGCGTTCGGTTAAATTTACTTTTATTGTTTGCGGCCTGATAAATTCCTTTTTCTTTTCAAACTTTGTTGTTCCGGCCCACCCGCAATTGTGACAATTGAATAAACCCTGATCCAAATCAACGGACAAACATTTGTCGCGCTTGTTTTTTCGCGTGTTGCTGCATTGTGGACATTGTGTTTTGATTTTTCCGGTTGACTTATTGCCGACGTCAATTCCGAAATCGTGAAATGTTTTCATTTGTTTTTGTTTTCTGTTTTGCTAAATTAAAAATATTTTTTAAAAATCAGGCAAATAATAAAATAATTTTGCAATATTTTTTAAATCTTTGTTTTTAATTTGATAATTATCTGTTTTCAAATCGAATGTTGTTCCGTTGGAACGCTGCATTGTTTCGCCTTTTTTTCTATAAATAGATTTTTTTAACAATTCTTTTTTGCTTAAAAATCCGCATATCGTTAATTCGTTTGTTTTTTTGTTTAATGAGCAAAATATATAAATGTCGCAATCGA